GCCGATTCTCGTTCTGCGTCTTTTTGCTTTCTCGCTTCCTGCGCTTTTGCTTTTACCGCATTATCTTCCGCAAACTGCGCTGCATCTTCAATTGCCTTGCCGTAGCGCACCATAGCATCTGTATCTGTAGACATGCCGCTGATTTTGCGATCCTGAATCAGGAACTCGCGCATCGCGTCCTTGGCTTCTTGCGTTTTGTACTTGCTGTCATCCCGCGCCAACTGCATCGCTGTCCCAGCCGCGCCACCACCGCCACCACCGCTACCGGCATTGTCAGCAGCGACTACAGCGCGTTTGGCTGTAGCCTGCCCCTGTATAGCCTGTGTTGTTGTATTCGCCGCCTGCGCGTGACTGCGCTCAGCCTGCACCGCATTTTGCGTTGCATACAGCACTTCTTGCTTCGCTTTTGCCGTTGCGTCAAATGCCTGTTTCTCTGCGTTAGCAATGGCTATTTTTTGCTGTGCAATGGCAATTTGTCGACGCTCTTCATCTGTGATCTTCCCATCCGCTTCCGCTTGCATTTGCGAAAGTTTTAGCTTTTCTGTCAGTGATCTAATCTCGCCTTGCTTCGCAACAGCGGCAGCTTTCACACGCTCAATTTCCAGCTTGTACAGTTCGTTTTGTATCCGCTGTGCATCGGCTTCATTGCCACGCGCTTTGGCAACATCAAGCCGTCTTTTTAACTCGATTTGTTTCAGATCCAGATTTTTGTTTTCCAGCTCGAATTGCATTTGACTCAGTTGGTCTAGCTGTGATTGCGCCTGTATGCGCTGCTGTAAAGCCGTGTTTAGCTGCTCTGTAGATAATTTTGCCGCATCGGTAACTTTTGCAATCGCATCCGTTGCCGCAACGCCGCCAGCCATTGCCGCCTCAAGCTCCGCCATCCGTGCCTGCGTTTCAGCTACGCGCTCATTGTATGCCGCCGTTTCCTCTGCAGACGCACCAACCATGCTGGCTTTTTGCTGCTCCAACTCGATCAATTGAGTATTTAGCGCAACCCACTGCGCGTCAGCAGCGGCTTTGTTTGTCTGTGCGGTCTGCAACAGATTTAGCCACTGAATTGTCTGTGCGTGTTTTTGGTTTAGCGCGTCAATGTTTACCGATTGCTGCAACAATGCGGCAGACGAAACGGCAGAAGCCATCGCCTGATCTCGCTGCAACGCGGCAAGTGTTTGTGCGTTTTGCGATTGTAGTAGCTGTTTAGGGATTAACTTATCTAGCTCCCGCTGTTCTTCCTGCAATTTAATAATTGACTCGGCTCTTGCCTGATCTTCTGACGCGTTTGCAGCCGTCAGCGCATTCAGCCGCTCTATCTCCGCGCTAATAGCCGCCGCTCTTTGTTGCGATAAAGCCAGTTGATCTTTCGCCGCTTGTGCGTTTTTTTCCGCTGCCGCAACTGACGCATCTTCAACCTCTTTTTTCGCTGCCAAAACATCACTGAGTTGCCCGACAGATTGTGCCTGCTGTAGATTCGCTTGCGCGGCAGAAATGCTCGCATCGCCCATGTTTTTTGTGGACTCGACAACAGCCGCCGAAGCCGTTGCCGCTTTGGTGTAAGTCGCCGCCGCATCTAGTACAGCCGATGAAAATTCAGCAGAAACAGTTTTTGCCTTTTCTTGCGAAGCCGCCAAATCATCCGCGCCAGTTTTGAGTCCAAAAAAACTACGCGCCATTTTTCCTGCGGAGTTTGTAAACTCATCACCAATGTCTGCAATGTTTTGCTTGAATCCCTGCCAGTCGCCAGATTGCATCAAGGCTATCTGAGCGCCTAACGCCTTGCCCCACGCGCTTGTGCCTTTCGCCGCAACTGTAAACGCAACACCGACCCCCTCCACCGTTTTTGATAACACATCAACAGTGGCAGACATAAATCCGCCAGCGTTTGTCGCCTCTCCTAATCCGTTTGCAGACGATTTCAGCGTGGTAACAAAATTATTCCAGCTTTGCGATAAGCCGGTGATTTTTGTATCCGAGCCGTAAACCTTTTCCAGCCCAGCCGCCATTTTTTCGACTTCTGCGCGGCCAAGCTGACCGGCAGAAATCATGTCGTAAAATTCTTTGGTTGTTTTGTTCAGCGACTCAGCAAAGATATTCGCAGAGCCTGGGATTTTTTCCATGATCGATTTGACATCTTGCAAGTCAAAACGCCCCTTGCTAACGCCTTGCGATAGTTGCACCATCGCATCGCCGATCTCGCCAGTGCCAGCACCCATTGATGCCATCGCCGTAGCGAACGATGCAAAGATTTTTTGAGTTTTTTCGCCCTCTAGCGAAGTGCCGCGTGTTGCCGCTGCGAGTTTTACATACGCGTCTGTCAGCGAATAAACCTCTACGCCTAATCGTTTTGCCAGCGTAGAAGTAAACTCGAATTGTTGCGCAGCTTGTTTTGTGCCGCCAAATAATCCGGCGAGCATCCTGTTTAGGTTTTGAGATTGCGCTGTGATCTCTGCAAACGCTTTTACAAGCCCTACGCCAATTAGCCCTTTAGCCGCAGCAATTAGCCCACCCATCGCGCCGGAGGCAGACGATACACCACCGCCCATAGATTTACCGGCATCACCAGTGCGACGCATACCATCCGCGCTGCGCTCTGTTACGCTGCCTAGTTTTTGTATTTTGTCGGTGAGCGCGGCTAATTCAGCATCAGTTGCCGTTCCGCTTTTGAGTAAAGCGCCAAGCTCTTTTTTTAGTTTTTTTAATTGCTGCTCGGCGGTTAGAGTTGTTACCGTGACATCTACATTGATATTTTTATTACTCGCCACAGCATCACCTCATGCGTCAAAACCTCTATAAAATTGTTGCGCATCCGTGCGCGTTTTTGTTTTACACCATCGCAATCTGCATGTATTGCGACAAGCCAGCCGCAACAATCGTCGCGTCTTTCAGCGCGGAAAACTCCATTTTGATCTCGCCAAAATCATCGCCGATCAAATCCAGACCAGAAGTGGGCGAGAATTTGGTGCGATGAATTTTAACGATTACAGAGTTTCCGCTATCTACCTCGTTCAAGCCATCAAACACCAACAGATACTCAGTGCCAGCGTCAGTTAATGCTTGCACTAAATACTGCGGGTTTTTGGTGTAGCCGATCTTCAAGCGCAAACCATTAGCAAACAGCGCATCAGCGGCAGGCAGTGCGGTAATGCCTGAATTGGTTACTTTGTAATGCGTATCCTTTACCAGAGTCTCTGGTGCGCGCACAGTCCAAGTAACAGTGCCATCAGTAACAGTTGCACCGATTGTGCCGGTGAAAGTTGGCTTTGGCGCAGCTTTTGAAGTGCCAGCCGTGGTAACTTCAAAAACTTTGTTGCCCTCAACAATGCGATCACCCAGCGAGTACACGGTTTCAGCAACCCACACAGTAGACGGCGCGGCTTTAACCGTGATCGTTTGCGCGGTGTCAGGAATGTAATCAAGCACAACGCTACGACCAGCATACAGCGATTGGATTTCATCAGTGACAGTGGTTGCAGACTCCGCAGAAACGCTACCACGCAGCGCCTGCGCTAAGTTTTCCGGCTTGAAATCGTCTACAGTCATTTCGCCTTTCACCGAAGTGATGCGCTCCAATACATCCAGCTCACCACCGCCAGCGTTTTGGTAGTCGATACGCGCCTTGCGGTCGGTATCCACAGACACGGACAACGCTTTGCAGTTGCCAATTTCCACAGGCGTTTTATCGCCGGTTTTTGGGATGATGCTGATCTTGCCTTTACCGATGTAACCACGGGTTGTTGATACTTGTGCCATGATTTAATTCCTCAATTAATCGAATCGAAAACGGCAGAAAGTGGACTAGCTGCCATCACTTTTATTTTTTTCGCGTCTTTTCCGAGCGCCTGTTTTGCGCCAGCCCAAAACTCTAGCTGCAGTTTTTTGTCTGCCTGCCCAGCCATAACATTCGTGCCGTCAAAGTATTTACCCGACTCGTACAAATCAACGCCGCACAAGATAACTTTTGTAAATCCCAGCTTCACGGCGAGAACAACAGCGGGAATCGTGCTTTGGAATGCCGCGCACAATTCTTCTTTGTCCTCATCGTAAATAACGAAATCTACAGCGGTCTCATTTTGCTGCGAAATGATTTTGCAGTCGGAATACTCGCGGATTTTTTCAGCAATTCCGGTATCTAAACAAACGGCATAATCAACAGGCATAAAACTAGCCGCATGTTGATTTACACCGATGATAGCGCAGCCCTTGGGTAATTTTTCAATGTCGCTTTGCAGCGAAATCCCACCACCCAAAACTGCAACAGTCCCTCCAGAAACCGTGCCGAACAACTCACGAACGCTTGGCTTTTTGGCAGCCGCAACCGGCACGGCAGCAATAGCTACCGGCTGGTCTTGGCTAACAAATGACAACAGACCCACAATAATCGCCTTAGATTTTGTGCTTGAACAAAACGCAGCGGATTTGCTTGTTGTCGTACACACGGGTGTAGCTCGCGCCTGTCTCCAAATCTGCACGAGTTGGGTGACCGCTAGTGCCATCGCCGGTGCTGATTGTCGCGCTGCCGCTGTATTTCACGCCGCGCAAATGCTGAACGAAATGACGACGGTTAATCAACACATCG